TCATATGCCACCAAGTTAGGCATAGCACGACGGATTAAGCTGATGAGAACTGGGTCGAAACCAGCAACAGGACCAGCAGCAGTTGCACCACTACTGAAACCAGCAGCGTTGGTGGTTGAGCCAGTACTATTAGTTGGAGCTGCCTCAGTTAGCATTGAAGTACCAGTTTCAAAGGCACTTTGCTCTCTTAAAAATCTTTCTTGGTTTTCTAGCAGGACGGCGGTAACAGATCTCTTATGTGAATCTGTAATCTTCTCTGAACCTTCATGGTCGAGGAGAGGACCCCACTTTTCCTGCAACTGTTCTGATTGGAACATTTGCTTTAATTAATTGTGTTTACGTTTGATTTAATGTTAAATTCAGTTACTTGCTAACCATTGACATTGATTTTAGGTATGCAGCCATTGACCTTGAATGTGATTCAGGTGCGGCTTCCATGCCCTCTGAGAGTGTCTCGGTTTTAGCAGTAGTTGGAGCTTTTGCTGAAGGGAAATAAGATTCCTTTAGTGTTTCCAACTTTTCACGATATTCTGTCTCACTTTCAAACTCTACACTTTCAGAAAGTGAAGCAAGTTTCTCCTTCTGGGTGTCTGCAAGACCCTCAGAAACAGAGTCGAAAATGCTCTCTGCTGTTGCCCCCGCTAGGCGTTGGTTAAGCGAAACATTTTTCTCAATTTGCTCATTAAGTTTGGTTTCCATATCATCTAATTTTTCTACCATACTCTCAAGTACATCATATTTTTCTTCAGGGATTGATACATAATGTTCTTCAAAAAGACCTTTTAGGCCAGTCATAAAGGACTCGGTGAGTTCTTCTTTAAGACCAGTTTCTACTGCAAGTTGATTCTCAGCGAACCACTCGTCAGCAACATATTCTAGGTAGGAATCAACACGCTCATTAAGAGCACCTTTGATTTCTTTGACTTCCTCAAGGAGTTTTTCATCGTACTCAACTTCAAGAGTTTCCTTAATCTGCACAACTTTAGACTTGATGGCAGACTCTAGAATTGTCTTTGCTTTTTCTTTGAACTCTTCGGAAAGTTCTTCACCCTCTACAAGAGCAGTAACATCTTCATCGATGCTTATCTCTGTGAAGTCAGGTGCTTCGGCAACTACTTCATCTTCAGTAGTTTCCTGTACAACTTCGTCAGTAGCAATCTCATCTTCTGCGATTACTTCTTCTTCAGTTGCTTCAACTTCTTCGGGAACCTTAACAGGAGTAGCACTTGTTGTTGCTGCTTCTGCTTTAGCGGCGTTTTTGTTTACAACGTCCCTTACTTGCTTAAGTGAACCACCAGGTTCTTTTAATTTTGCAGAGTCGTTTGTAGGACTAGCATTTTCGGGAGTGGGACCACCTAAATCCTCTACCTGAGCTCCGTTGCCAGGTGTTGTTATGCCAGAAGCGTTGCTTCCTGCTTTAGGTAGAGCATCTCCAGCTGCTGCATTTGCATTTACGGCAGTCTTGGATTGCTGAACGTCCTCTTCCATGCTTTGTAATTTTGTGCCACTAGACATTTGAGTAATCTCCGATTTCCTGTTAGAAGTTAAAATCTATATTTATTTATAAAGTTTTTGTTTACAATGAGTTAATAAACTCATTAAACAAATTTAATTTATTCTCTTCGAGAGATTTTTGTGATACAAGTGTATCAACTCTCTTTTTCATTTCTTCTGCTTTTCTTTCACGAAGGATAGTACCTTCCCATACCCATTCCTTACCTTCCATGATACCTTCGACGAAAGCATCAGGTGCAGAAGGATCTGCAACAATGTCAGCAGCAGTCGCTAACATGAAGTCATCACTTACAACATTGAATCCTTCTTTGGTTGGTTTCAATGAACCAATACCACGAGAGGACACGCCAAGTTTTACACCTTCACTTAAAAGTGATGATGCAATCTTACCCATTGGTGTAGACTCAAGAATTTTTGCCTTACCAATAAAGTTAGAACCAGATTCCCTTAAAGACATAATCTTATGAGAAACTCTGTCGAGATTCACCGTTGGACTATCGGGATGACCCAATTCTCCAACTGCTCTTCCTTGAGAAACTTGTTCTTTAATGTATCTGCCCACTTCTTTTTGAAGTGTTTCCATTGGATACATTCTACCATTACGGTTTTTAATGTTTCCTTGAAGGAAAACTCCCTCAATATACAAAGACTTCTTACCGTTTTTTGATTCAGTAAGAATTTTAATGTCTTCGATTTCTTCTCTAATGAGTTTCATCGGGAATCAACCTCCAGTAATTTGAACTTGTTGCATGTAAACCGAACCTTCAACCCCACCAGTAAATGCACTAATATTAAATGCACTCCTTGCTACCAAGGTATTACCTGTAGTCAATGCGGTTTGGATACCAGCAGTTTGAGTGTTTTGAGATATAAAATCACCAGTTACAGTTACCTTGTCAGTAAAACTATCAAGAACTCGATGAATCTGAACACTTTGAACATAAAGAACCTTAAGGTTCCAATAAGTTTGATCCTGAGTTGAAGCAGCTCCTGTTACAACTTCTAATCCTATAAGACTACCTGCTTTCAATTGGTTTCCATATCCTTCAGGAACAGTAAGAGTACAAATTCCTACAGCACCTGCTTGAACACGAGGAATAGTAACCTCATTAATAGGTTGAGATACTGGTTTACCAATACTTATTACTTCTGGTTGCTGATTAGTAACAACAGTATTACTAACAACCGCCGTTGGAAATGTACCAATAGCAACATGTGCTGTTGGTATTCCAGTAACAACTCTAAGATAGGGTGTCTTTTGAGCAATACAGAAGGTACGAGTGGCAGTTGATGCTGCGGTTATATTAAAACCAGTCCCTACGCCGATAAATGCCATTATAGATAAAAGTTCATTGTCTTATTTATTTATAATTACTCTTCGCCAGGTGCTTCTGAATCCATTTCAGCAGCAACTTCTCCACTTATATTAGCAGCAGCATCTGCAACCGCAGCAGCTTCATCACCAAAGGTATCAGCAGCTACATCAGGTTTAAAATTATCTACTCTTTCTGCTGATTTAGCAAAAAGCATATCTTTAATCCTATCACTAATTGTTGCAGGAGACTCGTCAGCAATAATCATATCCATTAGTTCTTGCTGGACATCATTTCCTTGGACTTCATTTTCAGTATCAGGCATTGTAATTAATAGTTAAGTTAGTAATCTTTAATATTTATTTAGGTTTCTTCACTACTAGATGTAGTGTCTTCTACCTCATGATGGGAAAAGTTATAATCAGAGATCATAGAGAATAATTTTCCTCTATACCAATTGAGGAATTCCATCTCCTCTGGTGGTCTACCTCCATTATATTTTTCCCAGTTAGATTGGTAATGAGATAGTGAACTATAAATCATTCTTACTTCTCTTATATTCAATCGTTGTTCAGCCCACCAATTTAAATCATCTTCTTCTCTACAAAAATCATACTCGTCTTTCTTTCCTCCAACACTCACTAGATCTCCCCACCTCGTGGTTTGACTATACCTGCTTCTTGATCCATTGTTTTTGCATTAACATCAGTAGCACGTAAACCAGCATCGGGTTCTACTCCTCCAACAGGAGCACCTAATTCTCCTGCCATTCCACCATCCATTGGCATTCCAGTAGTAGGATCAATCATCATTTCAGCAGGATCAGGAATAGTGCCATCTGCAATTTCTTTCTTCATAAGTTTATCCTGTTCAATAATCTCCTCATCAGTTTGACGAAGGATCTTACGTCTTAGATAATCCTGTGAAAAATACTTTCCAAGATATGGTTCAGCAGCAGCAACCATAGTTAATCTTTCATTTAATAACTCAGAATCTTTTAATTCTGCAAAATGATTATCATATAAGAAGTCATATTGTATATGCTCACTCATAATATCCCAGTCTTCTGGGGTAATTATATTCTTAAGAAGTAATTGAGTCTTAAGAAGATCGTTGAATAAAGTAGAAAATCTCTTTCTTAAACGTGCAACAAACTTACTAAATTTAACCTCATCTCTCAATATCTCAGAGGATCTTCCGAGGTTAAATCCTCCTTCTCCGTCCATTCTTGATGGGGGTACATTGAGCGACCTATATAATTTCTTTTTGAAGTACTCAATATCCGTGATCTCTCCAAGGTTTTGACCTCCTGGAAGAGTAGAAATTTCAGTACCACGACCTCCTTCCCTTCTAGGGAGCCAGAAATCTTCAAGCATTGCCATGTACTTCTTGTCATCTTTCACTTCTCCTGTATCGGCATTGTAGACAAGTTTATTCCGATATCTCATCATTACATCTCTGAGATATTGCTCTGCCTTTACCTTAGGTAAGTTTCCGACATCAATATAGAAAATTCTTCTTTCTGGTGCTCTGGATAATCTGTATATAACTAAACTATCCTCAATCATCCTAAGTTGATTAAGGGATTTGATTGATTTATGTAGATAAGAAAGGACTGATCCTTTATTTCTATCTACTAATCCAGATGTACAATATGCAATTGATTCCTTTGTCATCTTTATTCCACCCATTCCACCTAACTGTGCTGGACTTCCAACAGGATAGGATTGTTTAGGACTGTAAATAAAGAATTCGTCTAATTCAGGAAACTCAAAATCTTCTGGATTATCACTCTTGGGTACATATTGCTTATACTTATCACTTTCTTTCTTCTTTTGTTTACGTACATAACGCATTTTCATTGCGTCGATATAACGTAACTCTTCAATACCATTCTGAGGATTTTTTAAATCAATCACTTTATGGTAATAAAGTCTGCCATCAATATACCAATTCCTATAGATTTCATGTGCTTTCGCATCAAAATCTAATAATTCTTTGATATATTTAAATTCATCTCTAATTTTATTCTTAATGCCATCACTAGCTCTAAGATTAGAGAGTTCAATTTCAACAGGAGAATCATGAGTATCTGCAACAATTGCTTCATTAACAATGTCTTCAATAGCACTATCACACTCAGGGTGTAATGACATCTCCCGATATCTTTTAATTAATTCAAACTCTGTTCTATATACACCTTCTATATCAACATAGGATCCAAAAAATCCACTACTCATATAATGCTCTACCCCGTCCGCATCATTAGGCGGTACGGGGGAAACGGCATCCTTTGGTAATGTGTCAGCGTCCTCAATAGAGAACCCAAATAATTTTGCCATAATTTAGAACTGAAGTCTAATTAACTAATTCTATTTAGTTAGTTAGATTATGTCAAGTTTATCCTCTTGGAGGTGTAATAGCACCTGCCTCATATTTAATAATAATAGATTGTACTGCAAATTCTACATCGAATTCTTCAATGGTATCACCACTTTCATATGATAAAGCAATGTCACCAACAGTTACAGGCCAAATATCTTGGAATTGATATTCTGCTAGAATTTTTCTGTCATCGGCGTTAGTAGTCACTCCTTTTGCAGGTGACTTACTACCTCTACCCAATTGCTGAACATAACCTTGCCTCATATAACTATTGGGGTCTGTAACTCCAGTGTTATTTTCAAGATTTAAAATACCTTCACTCCACTTCTCCATTGCTCTTCTGATGGCAAAGTTCTCATCATTAATAACGGTTACAGTCCAATTATCAATTGTTCTGTCTCCTGCAACCTTAAATTGACGACCTCTAAATGGTACATCAATAGAAGCAATATTTTGAGCAGGTAAGTTTGATGCTTTACATAAGAATTCAAAGTTTTCTTGTGTAGTCGCATTCCAATTTGTTGCGAATGGAAGATCTGGGATTCTTACATTGAATAAATTGGGTCTTGCACCTCCTCCTAAGAGTCGGGATTTAAAATCCGAGAGTTTTTTGACTGCCATTGTTAGTGTTCCTCCTGTTTGTTATTTAGATATTAAAATTAAACTCTACCAGCCACTTCTTCAAAGCTAATACCTGTACGGGTAGCAACGAAGGTTAGTGTTACGTAGTTGATTGACTTGGTAGGCTTCAGGAAGATGTCTGCACGGAATTCATTATTATCGATGACATCAGGGGTGTTATTTGTTGTATCGCAAATAACTAGGAATCCATAAAGTCCTCTCTTAGCCTGAACATCACGAAGATAAGGTTCAACGATATTACGGAAGTTTGCCCGTGTGATTTCATCGTTGAGTTCAAAGAGTTGAGCCTCTGCTGCACTTTCAAGTGCTTGCTCGACTGTTAGGAATAGGCGACGAACATTGATTCTGTCAAAGGCAGAAGCATATGCAAGTCCAGTTTTATCTCCGAAGAGAAGTGTTCCTGTTCCTGATTGTGTAATAACAGAGTTAACTCTTTGTGGATAAAGAATGTCTCTCTGTGCTTTATCTGGGTTGTATGCTAGTTTAACAGCATTATTAAGAATACCACGCTGTTGTCCTGCAGGTGAGAACCAAGGATATGCCTCGATTGCAGTTCTAGTCATTAGACCAGCAATGTCTCCATTACATGGAATATAACGGAACTTATTATTAAATCTATCATAAGTGTACTTATAACCACTATCGAATACTGCGTAAGAAGAAGAACTTAATGCACTGAAGTAATCAATTAGGTTATTTGTTTGAGTATCGCTATTTGTAACACCAACAAGATCTGCTCTATGTGGTCCAACAGTAGCAACACAATCCTTTCTCGCTCCTGCGATAGAGATTAGTTTGTTTGCTTTTGCCTGTGATTCTGCTTTAGTTGAACAACCAGGACCCATGATGAGGTAATCAACCGCAACATTGTCTTTATTGTCAAACTCTTCATAAGCAGTCATCAAATCTCCAAGAGATACACTGAATCCACCATGCGTGGTTCCTGCACCTAATTGAGTATTAAGAGAATAATCATTACCACCGATTAGTTTGTAACCAACGTTACCAATTGCGTTAAAGGTAACTCCTTGTGCATCAAGACCCCATGTACCATCATTAGTTGGTATTGGTGTTCCTTGACCACCACTAGATGTAGAGAATCCAGTTGCTACAGGTGTAGTGTTATGGAATGTATCATCTGTTTCGCCAGGATTACCACCTGCATAGATGTATGCTGAATTGTCCGCAACAAACTGTTCGTAGAATGTCTTCTCAGGAGCATTAGTGCCAGATATGGCATCTTTTGCTTTTGAAAGATTAGTCCACTTCTCAAGAAGATTACCCTTAATACCAGTAATTCTTCCATCATCATCTACAACTGCAATGTGAAGACCATCACCTTCTGAATTTCTATCTCTAGCATATCCGCTACTTACAGGTCTTGCAGCAACTGACTTCCAACTAATTGTAGAATTAGTAAGATTTAAATTCTGTTGATCGTACCAATCTTCAACACCCGTTCCACTGTTTAGAGTTGAATTAGATAAAGTCGATCCGTAACCACCAAGGTTATTAGAAAGACCTGTTGCTCCACTAAACCAAACAACTGATCCAGTTGTAAATGCAGAACCTACATTTCCTTCTGCATAATCGATTAATGTAGTAGTTGATCCACTACCTACTGTTTCTACACGACAAACAATCTTAACATCTACAGTACTGTTTGCACCAATAGCAGTGTCTGTTTTAACACCAGTAACAATTCCTTTAAGGAAACCAGTGAATGCATTAGCAGTACCAACACCAGCAACTGTGTAACCTGCAATCGCAGCAGTAACAGCAGCACCAACTGTAGCACCTACACCAGCAAGACTAACTGTGCTAACACCAATTGTTTGATCTGCAAAGTCGTCAATAAAGCAAACTTTTAATCCATTCGCCCAAGAACCAGGGTTCTTAGCAGCATATGAGAAGTTAGTTGCATCTGAATGACTTGTTATATAATCATCGTAATTATCAATTCTTCCTGATCCTATCATGGAGACGGAAGCAACACCAACACCAGAGTTAGCGTTACCGAATATTAGTCCACCACCTGCTCTAACTACTTTTAATACTCCACCATATGTGAGGTATGAAGATGCTGCCATCCAATACTCATATTGAGCATCTGCTTCTTGTGGTTTACCAAATACGTTTATTAAATCTTGCTCTGTGGCAATATCTGTTGGTTCATTAACAGGTCCTTGAACAAAAGGAGCAGCAATTGCACCAATATTATCTAAGACGTTTTCTGCTCTTCCTACTGTTAGGTCAACCTCCCTAATCAGTACTCCAGGAGATAATTGTGGAGTTGCCATGTGTTTTTCCGAATCTCAGTTATCTAGAAATTATTTATTGTTTACTACATTTACGAAGGGTAAAAGTGCTATGAGCAATGCATGAACACTGCTACATGTACTCCCACATGTAAGAACGATCACCATATTCATCAGTATTCCATCTATCACCATCAACATCTACAAAACTACCCTCATCTAATCCGTCAGACATAAATCCAAATGGAGCCATATCTTGTTCTATTTGATTCTTCTGTTCATCATATAATCTCTTTCTTACATCCTGATCAGTAAGTTCTTTAAAATAATCCTGTGCAACCAACCATGCATATATGACTAAACACATAGCAAGGTCATCATGGCATCCTTCTTCTGCCTCAAATGAATTACTTTTCTGAATGAATGTAGTTAATTCACTCATAATATCATAATCGCAAAAAAGAAGTTTATTTTCTTCTACTAAAGTCTTTAAGTTAAGAGCACCTACTTTCTTAACTGTCTTAGACATCTTAACTCCAAGTTGAGTTTTCTTACCAGAAAATCCTTGACCTACAACTTGTCCTGCCCTTCCCCTCATAGAACACATTAATAAATTAGGATACTCTAAATCAAAATTGAGAATAGCTGCTACTTGATCTCCTACATCATTTACCTCACATAAAATAAATGCTTTATTATATTTAAGACCAATTTCTTGAATAATACTGGGAAAAAGCATAGGTTTAATATCATTATTCCTATACTTTGCAACTACAGAGTGAGGGAACTCTGTTATATCAATCACAACAAAAGCAGAATAATCCTTTCCAACACCTCTCGCAACGTCTACTGAAATTATATAATCATGATTTTTTTGTGGTTCTACATATACATCTAAACCAGCACTAGTTGTTTCTGGTTGTTGATATACTAATGCTCTTAATTTAGCAGGAGCAATAAGAGTATCAACAGATCCTAAGAACTCACACTCAAACTCAATCTTAAATTGTTGTTCTGATGTATTGGCAATTGTTTGTTCTTTCCATACATCGTCTCTGCCAGGTACTTCACTCCAATGAACATCGGTTGGTACATATTCATTCTTACCTCTTTCTGCATCATGCCAATACCTATAGAAGTGGTTCATCCCGTGAGGGGTTGAAACCATTATGACTTTAGTTGTTTTACCAGAAGTAATAGTAGGATAAACACTAGAAAAGAAAGCATCAGCGATGTGATTGGGAACAAAAGCAAACTCATCCAAGAAGAGGATGTTGAAAGACATACCCCGAACAGCACTAGCACTAGTGGAAGCTGCCAAGATTTTACTACCATTTTCTAACTCCAGTGAACCTTTATTCCATGATATGATTCCTTGCTGCATCCATTTTGGTAAATTCTCATAAGCAGTCTGCAACCTACCCAGTAAATCTCTGGCAGTTGCTGCTTTGTTTGCAAGAATACCTATATTAACATTATCATTAAATACGGCATAATGTAGTAAGTAGGATACCGATGTTGTAGACTTACCAGTCTGACGAGGCATCTTACATATATTAAATCTATTCTCGTGAAAATTTCTTATTAACTTTTCTTGAAAATCATATGGTTGGAAACCAACAAGACCCTCATCCAAACTAACAATCTTTACATGCTGTCTTGCAAAATATACTGGATCATTCTTACATGCCATGAACTCAAGAATTTGCTCTTTAGTAAATTCTTGTTGAACATTTGCTTTTTTTAGAAGGGGGTTACCAAGATAAACTTCATCATATGTGGTTGGCATGTCAACAATTCCAAGCTCTTAATGATTTAGACAATCTATCATCTCCTGTATTATTAGAAGGTTTCTGTCTCTTTCTCATACCTTTCATCCTCGCACAAAAACTCTTTCTACGAGGGTTCCCAACTTTCTTTGAAGGAGCTTTAAGGTCACTGCCTGGATTCTCTGCCTCGTAAGACTTTCTTCCTTTTTCATTTAATCCTCCTGATTTGTTTTTACCTTCTTTTTTTGTCCATGCTGCACCTTCTAGTACATATTCAAAATCATCTCTCCAAGAGTATGATTCTTTCTTACTACTATTACCCCAGTTAGCAGCACCTTTCTTACGGCACTTAACAAGAGCACCCGATGCATATGCACTAGGCCATACAGAGTAACGAGACTTTACCTTATGGTAACAAGCATCTTTTGTACCACTACCCTTACCTTTTTTATCTGACTCTGCTATTTCTACTTCTTCTTTTTTCATCTTCGAGAAAGTCTGGGCAAGATTTGCTTGCTTCTTAGTCCTCGTGCTGTACTTATTTGGATTATCATCAACATGTTTAGCAAACTGCTGAACACTCATGTCTGCTGCGTTTGCTTTCTTGGTAAATGCACCAGGACGTTTTACTGCACCTTGAATCCAATCTTTCTCTTCTTTTCTGGTTTTCTTCACACAGTTTGGATATCTCTTTCCAAACATAGTCTTCATACCCTTCTTCTCATATCCTTTCCAACATGCTTCATCAACCTTTTCTTGCTTACCATAAGTTATGCAAGGATCCTGTCCACAACCACAGTTCTTTTTAGATCCTAATTTTACATCTTCTACTGCTTCACTCTTCATATCTTTGATATGCTTTCTTACCCTATTTGCTTGACTCTTGTGCATTTTACTTGCTCCGTCTAGTTCTTTTGCAATAGTTTTAAGTTCTTTGTCCTCGTTCACCTTTTTCTTAGGTTTATCAGTACTAACATATGTAGGTTTTGCAGCACCAGTCTTAGATTGTTGATTAGGATCTGCTGCTTTCTTTCTTCTTGATGCAGAATCTCTTTCTGCTTTTGACATGCTGGCACGTTTAGAAGATGAAACGCATTTAGGTGTACCCTCACCTGGTTCATCACTTGCACAGGTTCCACCTGTCTTGACGTTTACCCAACCACCTTTACCATCTTTAGATTTAGATCCTTTAAACCACTTATGAAGAGAACCTTCTGATACTTGTATCATTGGTTCACTTGGATCATAATCCTCGATGTCATATGATAACAATTTAGAACCTGGATATACTTTCTGTATTTGAGCAATCACATCAGTTCTATTAGGTTTCTTTAATTGAGGGAAGAACATTTGCAACATAAAGTTTCGTCCTTTCCACCTTAGAAAGACCCTTACAATATTTCCAACTCTAGATTGTATACGTTGTGCTTCTGTTAAAGTAGGATCTTCCCATTCAACTGTTGGTTCTTGAACTACCATAGGTTCTGGTTTAATAAGATCTATAGATTCATATTCTGTAGGTGTAAAGTCATCTCTCCAATTAGATACTTCTATTTCTTCAGAAACGCCACCCCCATTGCCGCCACCATTCCCATTACCACTAGACCCGTTACCACCATTTCCGTTACCATTCGAGCCATTCCCATTTCCGTGAGAACTTCCGTTGCCGTTGCCATTACCATTTTTCTTTTTAGAATCATCATCTTTTTCTAGCCATCCACCACGACCTACGTGATATCCGCCAGGAATAGGTTTGCACTTTTTATCTTTAGTGCAATAATACTGTCCACTTTTACAAGTTTTCATGTAACTTTATATACCCTATTTTTTATTTATAGGTTAGAGATAGTGAGATTATTAACAGCACCTACACCTACCCAAGTGGTTCCATTATAAATTTCTAATTGGGTACTAGTAGTATTAAAGATAAGAGCACCTGCGTTTACTGTGAGTGCATCTCTTTGTACAGTTGTTATAACTGGTGGATAGAACATATGAGCAGCAGTTACTACACCAGCAAATACAGCATTACCACTAGGTTTCATAGTAATACCAACTCCTGTGCCACCCTCATAAGCGTATCCAACATCAAGTCCACTTCTAGCAGTAACTAAACCAATAGAATCAACATTCTTTACATTTTCTTTAAAAATTGTTCCTGCAACAGAAATATCTCCATCAAACTTTGCGACAATTGTTGTACCAGCTAATCCTGTTGGACCAACATATAATGGAAACTCTTCTTTAGCAGAAGATGTATTAATACCAACATACCTTGTAGTACTAACACCTACTGAATTAGAACCCCATGTTCCACCCGCACCTGCAGAACCTCCTGCAGAAGGGGTGAATAATTGGAGATCTTTATCCCATGCTAAAACAAATCCATCAGTTGCAATACCAGCTCCAACATCAACATCCTCCATTCTAGTAAGGAAGACTTCACCACCCCCACCGAGAGTTGAAATTTGTTGTTGTATCCTATTAATGAATAGTCTATAATGACTTTGAAGATCCTCAAGCGTTGCATACTTCTGATCTAATGGAGTTAAAGGATCTGAATTATCAACATTAGGAGGAATATTTAAAAGACCTTCTGTAAGAGTCTTTTCATCAAACTTTTCTAAAACTTCTTCTAACTTATCAATTTTCTTAGAAAGAGATTCATTTCTTTCTTGTAGATCATCAGTTACTCTTATTTGTTCTACAAGATCTTTAAATTCTTTTCTTAAACTATCAACATGCTTTTCATTAACAGTAAAATCTATTTTCATCTCTTTAAGTTGAGATGATAAATTTTTCTCAAAATTAACAACGGCAGGAACTACCGCATTTTTCATTTCAGAATAATACTTAGAAGTACTTGTATCTAAGTTTTCTTGAAGTTCACAAATATTATCTGTGAGACTTTCTTCCATTGTATTAATCTTTTTAGAAAAATCACCAAGAGCATTTTCATATTGAACTTCTTTTTCTTTAAAATCTCTAGAAAGATCATCATATATTCTTGATAAATCTTTTGACTTATTAATCAATTTATCAATTGTATTAGTTTTTTCTAAAAGAACTTCATCAATTTCAATGTCTTTATTATTAACTCTTTGCTGCAGATTAACAACATTTTTATTAATTTTAGAAACTTGCTCATCTAAATTTTTAGATATATCTTTTACTTCCTCTTCTGTCTTTAACTTAGAATCTACTAAAAGCTTTTTATACTTAGGAATTTCCTTATTAACAAATTCATCAAAATTTTCTGTAATTTCTTTAATTTGAGATTCATATTTTTCTTCAATCTCTTTTGCAGTTTCTTCTACAGCAGAAATTTTTTCCTCTGTTCTTACCTCTGTTTCTGCAAAAAACTTTTTATACTTAGGTAATACTTTTTCAAGAAGAGATTCAACTTTTCCACGAATACCTTTAACTTCCTCTTTTACAGATGAAAGATTTTCCTCATTAATAGATTCAATACTTTCTGTAATATGAGAAAGATTTAAATTAATTTCTTTATGAACATCCTCTACTTTAGATGTAATATCCTCCTTAAAATTTAAAAATCTACTATCAACCCTTGTCTCAGAATCTACAATTAATTTGTGGTAAGAAGGTACTTCTTCATCTATAAAATTATAAACAGTTTCTGATAAAGAAGAAAATTCTTCTTTTATAGCAAAAACACTTTTAGAGTTTAAAGTTTTTACTTTATCTTGAACACTTCTTATAGACTCTTCTACAAAAAGAAGTTGTGCAGTCATTGCATCATCAAGATCTTCTTTTTTGATAAGGTCTTGAATACTATCGTTAATATCAGATACACTTTCAGTTAAACTATCTACCTTTTCTATATTATTTTTAAAAGTATCAAAAGTATTAGTAAATTCAGTAAGAGTCTGAATATGATCAAAATTTGACTTAAAGGAATCAAAAGCTTCAGAAATTTTCTCCACTTTTTGGGGAGTAACATTTTCCCTAATTTCATCTAAAGAAGAATTAGGATTCTTATCATAAAATTCTGACGGCTTTTTGAGTGGCACTCTATTTTATCTCCATCTATAACTATATTTATTCAGTTTTTTTAAGAGTCTCGCTCTTAATCAATTTTGCAAGATCTGCAGTAGATCCAACAAAAAGTGAATTATTAACTGTGGATGGTCCCTTAACTACTTGCTCTTCATTAACATCTTTCAGTTTTTTCTGAAGATCAATCAATTTATCAGTAGCATCAGAAACACTTTTAATAAGTTGACCAGCAACTTCATATGCTCTGGGCATTTCACTTTCTTGAGCAATTTCAAGAATACCATCAATTGCTTCTTGACCTTTCTCAATTATACTATAGAGATTACCTCTTGTATATTCATAATCTCTTGTTATATCATCTTTAGTAAGTCTATCAGGTTTTTCTTTTTTAATTACTTCAGTTTTTTCTTCTGGTACTACTTCGGGAGTAATATTAAAAGTTTTATCTAATCTATCAGTCATGAGATCTCACCATCAAATCCGAAGTTATCGCCATCTTCAATAAGAACATTATCATCGTAAGTGACAGTTGTATCTGTTGAAGATGTTATTGGGTTGATAACTCGTAGAGCAGATCCTTTAACGTGAGAAGCAGCAAGAGTATTATCTTGTGCTCTTTCAACAATAATAGAATTCGCATTTACCGTTGTTATCTTCATCTCTTCTTCATCAATATAACAATAAGTTGGTTTAGGAGTCGATGAAGTATCTAAGAAGATATTAGAAGTAGAAACAACTTTAATTTCCACTTCTGTTAGATCAACATCTTCATCTAGAGTTGTAGTTATAGGACCAGCATAACTCTTGGTTGCTCTTGGAGTAACTCTGTATGTAAGATCTCTTTGTGTATTGGTAGTATCTGTACCAGAAAGGTAACTAACTCTAGCACTCCTAATAAGGTCACTAGTAGCAGTAGCAGATGGACCAAACATATAGGTCTTAGCAGTAAATCTTAAAGTATAAAGAAGAACCCTTCTACTCTCAAAATCTCCCTCATAATCATCCTGCATTGTAATATTTTCTAATATAATTGGAACATCTCTTTTCTCTTTAATATTATCTACTAAGGTAACAGTAACATTATAAGCTGGTTGGAAATATGGAAGTATCTGTTCTGTGATTTGTAATGCATCATCATTTAACTTACACATAATAGCAAGTTCAAATTGCATATTATATGGAACTGGCATATATGACTTCTTAGTCTCTGTTCCATCATTAGGATCTTTTACTGTAAACTGTTGAGTTGTAGTTACTTTTCTAGAAGGGTCATAGGTAAGACCTGTAAATTCAAAAGACATTCTAGGCAACGTTATTGCCGTTGCTTTATTAATATCAGGTGTTTGATTTAACCTTGCTAAAAATTTCTGGGTAGGACCATATGCCAAAGGAACTCTTATCTCTGATCCTTCTTGTTTTACGGTAATCCCATTAAAAAGAGTACCAAATGATATGATAGTTCTTCTCAGAATTTCGTTATAAAAATACTCAAACATCGTTATAGTCCTAGTATAATATATTTATACCCAACGAGTAACCACTAATTCAATAGAATTATCATCCATCTCCCATTCCTCTTCTACTTTAAATCCCATTTCTTTAATTTGATTATGAACTGTCATACGAGCATACTGTTGAGTAACCTTCTCAACAAACCTTTTTGGAGGAACTGGATCCTTCCAAGTTTGTATATCTGCGACTAATTCATACTCACCGTTATTATTTAAACGAAACCCAATATCATTCCCTATAGAAACATCAACCTTTACTTTTTCATGCTGATGATCGAGAGGATTGATTAACTCTTGATTTTCTTTAACTTCATATTGGAGAAGTTCAAGTGCCTCAATAAGTTGAGGTTTATTCTTAATCTTAGTCTTTATTGTGCTGAAGTGAGACATGTTCGTTGACAGTAGCGGGTTGATAAAATTCAGGTTTAAATTGACGAGTTTCTAAAACTCCAAGTTTATTATCTATTTGTTCAGTAAGTTCTAAGCACTCACCAGAAGCAGCTCCAATAACTTCTTCAGTTACATGACCGTCCTGTCTAATTGTAAACTTAAGTGTTTGTTTTTTTGTCATTATAATATTATAGCATGAATACCTATGGAGTACCAAATGGGTTCTGTTCAGTAAAGTCTAGAATTGAATCTGCTTGAGTTTCTATTTCTAAATTATCTGCAAATCCATCATCGGTAGGATCAAGATCAATCTCCCTAACTGTATGAGTAGCACCTGAGGTCTCACCTAATAATTTTTCACCCCTTGTCCATGTTCCATCTACTGATGCTAATTCTATTACATTAGTTGTAGCATTCCATGTTCTGACTCTTGCAGTAGTTCCACTTGTCTGTCCAGTGACAATCTCATTAAACTTATAATTACCAGTATTATCAAGAGCAGGATCAGCAATAGTTAGTGTAGGAGCAGTGCTATATCCAAGACCAGCATTAGTTATATTAATAGCAGTAATAGTACCTGCAGAACTTACAACAGCAGTTGCAGCAGCAGAAACTGTAGTAACACCTGTCTTAAATATTTCATTACTAAAGGTAATATTTGGATTAGTAGTATATCCAACACCACCGACATATCCATCAGCAGTCGTAAGAGTTACTATACCAATAACGTTATCACCAATCACAGAGGTAGCGGCAGCACCACTTCCACCACCGCCAATAAAGGCAATCTTAGGAGCAACTGTATAACCAGATCCTACATTTTCCAAATCTACATTCTGAACAGATCTAGTAGCAGGGTTAACGTTATCAGTACATGCCACAATTCCTCCTATTAACCTAACAGTGGCAATACCTGTTACACCAGTAGAAGGAGCAGATGATATTGCAACAGTAGGTTGTCCCAAATATCCCCCACCACGATTACTAATATCAATATATCTAATACCACCAGATGTTACAATACCTGTTATAGCAGTAGCAGTTATACCTGTACCAACAAGGGTAAGTGTTTGAGTAGGTCCGATAAGAGTAGAGATGCCACCATCTTCACCAGTAGTACCTGTATAATCTTCTCCTATTAAAGTATCATCAATCTCTTCAACTCCAGTATCAATAACCTCATCTTCATAACGGAATAGTTCACACTTGAGAGTATAAACATAAGTTTTCATCAACTGATAAAAAGGTTTTTCATGCTCTACAAACTTGATTTCAAATAATCTATCACCTAAAGGAAAATATACTAAATCACCTTCCTTAGGACGAGTTGCTAATTGAATATTATCTTCATTCTGCATTAAAGGTTCAATATACGTTTCCCATCTTTCCTTAGAAATAGTAAGAGTCAATTCATTAGTTTGTTCAATACCAAACTTAGACAATAAAACTGGATTATCACCATACCCATCAAAACTATCTACATATGCTTCCAATGGATAAGCATCATCAAATTTAGATGCTACTACTTCTTTAATTACTGTATTTTCCTTTATATATTTTCTAGGCATATAATGAACTTCAACACCATACATCCTCAACTGTTCGTTGATTAAATCTTGAACTAAATTCTGTTCAGATCTAGCACCTTGCTGAAAAAATGGATTGAGTGCCATGATCTTAACCTATCATATCGAGAGGAGGTAATTCATAAGTGTTGGACATAATTTCTCTAATTCTAGTCAACTCTTTTTCAGCATCATCATACATCTGTCTTCCATTTAACTCAGTTCCGCCAGGAAGTTTTACTCCTGCAAACTTAATTAAATTTTGACCCCATTGCCGTTTTATTAATGCGACAGCATATGGTTTTAAAAATGAATCATTCCATACTCTATTATAATCATTAGGATCCATTGCCCTAAAACAATCTAAAATTAAATAATCACCTTCTGTTATAGAACTCCAATCAATGTCAATATATAATCTATCTTGTCTTTGATTAAATCTTATTTGTTTTTCTGTCGTCAAAAGAAAATTAATATCTTCAAGATATGTTTTTGTCATCGCATAAGTTAATAATTCAGTTGCTCCCCAATAATAAATGTCATTCAAGAATAATTGATACTTCACACTAAACATATTATTAGTGATAGTATTAGAACCATCAAAATGGAATATTTTTGTTACTCCAATAATTTCAGGAGGAATCGCTAGATAATTACTATTTTCTGTATAATCAAATTGTACAGAAGTACCTGCGATATCAGCAGTAGCACTGGTTGTTGTTAATCCTACAACCCCTGTTGATTTTGGTCCTTTTCCTCTATCAATATCGTCTTGTGTCACTTTATACTTCATATATGTTTGAGCAACACCGTCAAAGTGCCTCTCTTGGAAGTATTGGATAGCATCATCTACAATATCTTCTATCTGCTCATCAGCAACGTTAATCTCCAGTACAGGAGCACCTAACTGCCTCTTACAGTAGTCGATAAATTGTGATCTAGATGCTGGTTTAGCCATTTATACAATTATCCTTTTAGGTATTTATGGTGCTGATGCAATGCCAGCATATACAAGTATATTTCCATTGACCATACTATAAATTGTAGTTGCACTTCCCACTCTAGTAAATGTAACTCCTGTTCCTGGTAATATTTCCAAAGGTGAAGTATGTGCTGCTCCAATTTGAATTTTATTTGCTATAGTGGTTGCAATTCCTACCACAGATACTGTAGTAATTGCTGCACCAACCGATACAGAATCTCCAATTGCTACTCCAGCAATCTTATTGATTGTGAACTCTGTAGTTCCAATTCCTGCAGTAGCACCCACAGCAATAGAAGTATCTAATACTGCAGTGCTTTCTTTAGAAGGAGTCATCAACACATTATATTCATATCTTCCAGCAGGAAGATCTCTTGTTTGTGTTGATCCTAATGAAATATAAAATTGACCATCATATGCACTAGTGAATCCTACTGTAAAAGTATCAGCAGGAATTGTAGTTGCTCCTATACCAGCACTTTTTTGTAATTGTGCTGATCCACTCCACCCAGTCAAATCATAGTTCTCATTTGATGTATTGGTTACATTAAATGTATTCTTAAAGTTAGCACCACCATAAACCACCAAATCTGCAGCATTTGGAACTCCTGATTCGGGATCGAATGTAAAATTCTTAGTGGACATTTGAAACTAACTCCTTAAGTAAAGATTTTATCTCATTCATCTCACTTTTTAAATTAGCAAGATCTTCTTCAATATTAACGGTTTTTTCAGATTCTTTTTTTCTAGCATCTCTTCGTGCTATGTATTTTAAATAATCTGAATGATTTGCATTAACTATAGCTTTGGTATCAGCATCTCTTAATAGATCGCTATGACCAGTAACTCCATGATATTCCATTATGCTAATGCCATCACTCTCAAGTTTCGGACTCTAGGAACATAAACTTGATTAGTTGATGTCAAAAGAATCTTAATTCTGTATGTCTTAAATGATGGTAAATCATCAACACTGAATGTGTATTCTTTAAAGTCTAAAGATGCACTTTCAAATCCAGAAGAATTGGATTTAGTAATTAATTTATCAGGAAGTCCATCATTATCTGCTTGTGATATCACCTCACCCTTATAATTTAAATTCTTATAACCTGGAAAAGGAGTAAATATTGGATCTAATCCTTCTCTGTTATTGATAGAATATAGGACACGTATGTCAGCATCAACATCAAGATGTGCAGATAATATCACTTTTAATGAAGTAGAATTATTTTCTAAGACCATCTCCTTAGAAATATATTGACAAGCAGTTGGATCCGTATTTGCATCATTAACTCTACTATCAGTTGTATAATTTTTAATCGCCTTATTAACTCTATTAGAAGTTAATATTATATTTTTTCTTTGACCATCAACTACAGGACTGACATTTGACTTTGTACTATTTAAGAACAATGTCATGCTTAATGACTTATTACCTTCAACAGTTGTTAAGAATGTATCCTCATTAACTTTAGAGGCAATCAATCTAGGAGTATCCAAATAATTAGTAGTATTCAAAGTAATATCTGTTACTTCAGTTTGAATATAAGGTATTTCATTACCATCAATACTCTTCGAGGTGGTAGTAACTACTTGACCTGTTAATGATGTGGTAGGAAGGGTCACACTTTGAACCATAGGTGTAATAACTTCATATGGCATATTTTGAGTTGCCCTAATCATACTTCCACCAGTAGATTTAGTGGAATTTAAATACAATGCAGGATTTCCTACATCAGTATTTCTACTTGTACCACCTTGAGACATATCTAATTTAATATTATAAGAATCATACTTAATCGCATCAGACACATCTAAACTAGTAGCATTAGGATATGCAGCAGTCGTAGTTGATAATCCATGAGTTTTATTAACACGTAATAAATTCACTCCTCCTAATTCATACTTAGAAACAGGAGTTCCTACTGCATAATTTATAGATAATTTACCAGTATCATCAATTCCTCTAGTTGTTACTCCAATTATATTACTAGTAACCGAACTATAAGAAACAATCTCATCTCCAATTTTAAGATAACCATAATTAGTGGTTCCAACTCCTACATTTTCAAAAGTAGAGAAAAGACTTGCATCTTGAACAGATATAGATCCAGTGTCTCCTGAATTATACGCTGCGGTTAATTTAGTGGGTTTATTGTCACCCTCGACACCATAAATCTTTACATTATTCTTCGAGAAATACATTCCATGATTCTGATGATTTACTTTAATATGTAAACCGTCATTTATCACATTAACAGATCCAACTTGAACATCACCACCTTGAGTAGAGTTTAATTCAGTAGCAGCACCAGCACTATTATAATAGTACATTGTATTAGCAGATCCAACTACAAAATTACCCTGAACATTTTCTAATATAAGTTCCGTGGTTTTTCCAATAGAAACTACTGAGAATCTAGAATTTCTTCCAAGAGAATTTAATCCAATAGTTGTAATACCCAATACATCACCAACTTGATATCCTGTACCAACACCACTAATAGTTGCTGCTATCGCCACTCCATCAGTAATATAAACATCAGCAGTCGCTCCTCTACCATTTCCAGTAATAGTATCCATAACAACACCATTAAATTGGAAGGAACCAGATATAGGAGTATAACCAATACCAGCATTAATTATATTTAAAGCACCAGTGGCTGTTCCTGCAACTCCTGCTAAACTACCAGTTGCATTAGTTCCTAACTGATAGAACTCATTACCAATTACATATCCAGAATCACCTACAGTAGTACCCAAACCAACTCTCAAACTCCTTGAAGTCAATGATAATGGATTAGATTGTAAAATAGGAATTTGATTATTTCCTTCAGTAAGTTCTGGACTATAAAGTTCTAACGTACCAGATTCTACAAAGTCTGCTCTATAGAGGGTAAACTTAAGATCTTCCCACTGACTAGCATCCCATGTAGAAGCATTCTGAGATTTAAAGAGACTTCCTAGTAATGGTTGGTTAGCAATATAAGTATTATCGATTAAATCATTATCACCAACTCGTGAAATATAAACACTATACTTAGCAGAATTGGAAAGCATTACAAGAGCATACTCCATACCACCTTCCAAATAAACAGGTGCTTTAAATTCCAAAGTAGATGCTATAGATCCATCGTTGGATACAGTAATATCTTCTGGATCTAATACAACTTCACTTAAAGGAACGACTGTCTCTGTAGGAGTACCATTAGACATTGTTCTAATAGTTAATATTACAGGAAGATTAGTATCATCTTTTGTAGCAAAGAAAACATCCACTTTAGTTACAAAAACTCCTTCTTTTTCCTCAATAGTAAATGACTGTGCTAATGGGTCACCATTATTTCTCCATCTCCAACGTTGGGTACTCCTAACTTCAACATCTTGCCACTCAGTACCAACAGTTCTACTTGTCTCACTAGTATCACTAATTTCTTGAGTTATAACCCTTGCATTTCTTGTAGCAATAATAGTTTCTTGAATGGTTTCAAGAGTTCCCTGTGCAGTATAATTATCAACTGCACTAGAAGTAGCTTCTAAAGTTGGAGCATTTTCAACATCACTAGTTAATTTAAATTGTTTTGTACCAGCAGTAAATGATGGGAAATTAGTTCTCTCTGGTGGAATAAAGAAACTTCCTCCAAAGAAACCACTTATATCACTAACAAGTCTTACTTGTGTAATGGTAGCTTGAGCACCACTTGATTCACCTCTAACTACCATATTAGGTTCAATAAAACCATGATATGCTCCTACAGTTTGAGATGCTAAGGAAGCGGTATCTACATTAATTGTAGTAGATGTAGCCGAATAAGTTACAGGAACTGTTTGTGATTCATTATATGGATTTGCCCCATATGTTTTAGTCGGTGCATTATATGGTCCTTCTTTATGATTAGACTGTGCTACTCTAAAATGCATATGTGGTCTTGTTCCCTCACTAGACTGCCAAGTAGCATTTCCAGCACCTGTTACTGATATTGTAACTCTTTCTCCTACTTGGAAAGTACCAGATGTCATACTTATTTGGAGTAACTTAGGAGTAACAAATTTAGTTACATCCACTCCATCAAAAAATGCATAATGCCTTGTAGAAGGTTTGTTTTGTTTTCCTACTAACTCAATATTACGGGATCTCATAAATGGTATAAGATCTCTACTTACAACTCTATCACCTTGAGATTCTCTTTGACTGAAATCTTCAATAATACGTTGCTGAGTACCCGTTCTATTACGTCTAATTGTTTCTTCAATTTCTACTTGTCTTTGACTTAGAGTTTCTCTTACTCTAAAATCCCCTTCTGTTCTAGTACGATGTATATGTGGTCTAAATCCAACTTGTCTGTTGGTATTTACTCTTCGACCTGTCCAAACATCTTGCCAAGAATTCCATAATTGTGGTCCTAATCCAGATTGAGCATCAAATCCTTCTTCAGCAGACATACGTGCTACCGTTTCGGCAAAATCACCTTCTCTATTAACAATACGAGGTTGTAATCTTACTGTACTAACCCAAGTATCTGACTCTGGAGTTAATTCAAGAATTCCATTCCAGTAAGCAACAATAAAGGGAGTTACTGAAACAGATCTAGATCCAAAAGGTTGTGTAATATACTCTACATTAGAATAATCAAGAGTAATAAGATCTTTATGTCTCCTTATATTAGTGCCTGTAATTGTATTAAATTGCAAATCAGCAGTAGCATCGGTATTAACAACAGGACCAAATTGCAAATCAACAGAGTTAGTATAATGCCTTGGTCTTAACTCATTCTGTTTAGGATTGATACTATTTTTAATTTTAAATTTAGTATCTTGAGTAGAGAAAGTTTCAAAATTATCTACAAAGAAACCAGATTTAAATCTATTCAATCCATCAGAATCAGGAACAAAGAAATTAGCAGTATTAGTTTCTAATAAAGAAAGACTTGTATAGAATTCTAAATTTCTAATCCTTGACTCAAGATTATTAATATCAGACATTCTAAATCTCTTATATTCTAAGAAATTAATAGTAGCATCATTAACATTATACAAATATGCAGGGAAAGTTATTTGAGCAACTTCTATACCCTCATCAATTGGTCCTGGTAATTGAGGATCCTCTGCAGGAGCTCCATATACAACTTGAAACTTACCATCTTTTGTTAAGAAAATTCTATCTATTCTTCCTAAGTAATAAGAAAAGTCTATAACTATAGACTCATCTGAAGCAAGTATATTTGTTGCTGTTTGTCCTGCTTGATTGAAAGATCTTCCTGCAAAAGTTAAAGGTGAATTAGCACCCTCACTAACAGTATAATCTGCCACCCTTGGTCGGATGTCAATCATATCAGTATTAGCAAGACCATTAACTTCCTGTATCTCGTCTACATAATCAAAAGTTTTATAAGAATCTACTGTAGTGATGTCTCCTGTATCAGTAGAATCATAGTAGGCACTTTCAAAATATATCTTTATTGCTTTAGTTGGAGCATCAAAATCTGATTTTCTAGTTATTGTTCCATAATCATAATAAGTATCTTTTTGACCATTATTAAAGAAATACTCATTAGAAATATTAAAATCAGATTCAGATAATACAGAAATGACTGCCTGAACATTAGATTCTTGGAATATTACTGTTTCACCTTCAACAAAAATATTATCATTTTTATAAATGTAGGTAATAGTGTCAGAATCAGATTTTTCAGCTACACAAGCAATAGCATCCGAAGTCTGTCCTACCAAATATTCACCTATAATAAGTTCAGTCGTTGTTGTAGAAGAACTATTAATAGATGTAAGGTCCATTGATGGAGCAGATGGAGTCCCGTCCACAGTAGTTGTTTCATAAACTCCATGCATCCTAATAATATCAGGAACATTTAATGAAATGGTTTCATCTTCTACTCTTGTTCCGTATGGATAAGTCCCATAAGTTAATCCATTATTAAGAGAAGTGCTCCCAATACCAGATCCTTCAAGTTTAGATTTATCTACAATAATTGAATTAACTCTTTTTTTAATTTTTTTCTTAGCAACTGGTTTTATTTTCTTTAAAGTGGTTATAATAGATACATTTCCACCATCAGTTGCTGTACTTAAATTAAGAATATCAAGAGTAGTCATTCCAGATCCAAAGACTAATCTATCTGCAGTTAATTCTTCAGTAGTACCATCAGACCTAAAAACTGCATATCTTTCAGGATCAAAAGGAAGGAAAGTTTCATTCTCACCAGCAGTTAAAGTATTTGCTATTCTATTAAGAGCAATAGTTTCTCCATCATATACTTTTCTTATAGAAATAGAAGCATCAGTCAAATCTACATTTGAAACATCATGCTTAGGAAGTTCTGTATAAAGAGTAACATCATCTGAGGATTCAAAATCAGTAGATACGATTTTAAAATCGGATACTTCAAGAGCACTTGAAGGTAATGTTCCATTAACTACACCTGAAACATTAGCAACTCCAGCAACAGTAATTGTATCAGTGCCAACACTAGTAACTCGTGCCATGATAGGATCTCTATCAGCAGAAGAGATATCACTATATTGAACTAAATCATTAATCTTAACTAATTCTCCAGTTCCAGGAAAAAGAGGATTAGTGCTTCTAACAGTGCTAATACTACCAGCACCAGAAGCAGGAGAAATTGTAGCAACACCTACACTAAACTTATTAGTTTGAATTACATCAGCACAAAAAGTATTAATACCAACCACACCATTATTAGTTCCCCATAATGATTTTATATTGGATATACCATATTCAGTAACTGCTACTGCAACTCTTCCATTAACAATACCATTAAATATAAGTGCTTCGTTTTTAATAAAATTACCCGACGTTTCAGTAACTGTTAAAGCAACACCTGCTGAAACTGCATATCTTAAAAATCCAGTAGCACCACTATTATTTCCTTCAACAAAAGTTCCTGCACTCAGTGTGCTTGTAGGACCTTCATTTATAGAAAGTTCTGTTATTGTTTGAATATCATAAAGTGATATATCCCATTCATTTAGATTGGCATTAGATGTACTATATGAACCTGTTTCTAATGAAGTATCATATACTCTTGCTTGACCAATTTCTTTTCCTGGTAAATTAGCAGATCCAGGTTGTGTGGTATTAGTTCTTTGATCTCTTAAACTAACAGTATATGTATTACCAATACCAATGGTAGGTGATCCATAAACTCTATTAAGTTTTAAAGCAGGACCAGTTTTATATTCTAATGCTTGATCTTCTAAAGTTGATGTAGTTCTAGGTTTCTTTACATCAAGATAAGTAGAAGAAATAGTTTCAATTTCATATCCACGAACATAAGCTTTTCCTTTAGATATATTATATAATGCTAAATCCTTAGAAGGAGTTCCTCCCGTATAAGTAAATTGCCCTGCTTGAAATATACCACCATTTCCTTCATTGTTATTTAAAGAATTAACAACAGAAACATCAAATGGAGTTACATAATAATCTCCAGACTCCTCATAAGTTCTACGAGCAAGTTCATCTGCAAAAGTATTATACTCTGTGTTTTGTTTTTTGGATCTTAAAACACCATCTTCAACCTTAGCAAGTTCTACAAACGCAGAATCATCGATATCATTTAAATCTTTTTTAAATAAATTTAAAGTAATTTTTAATCTATCTGCACCAGGAGCAGAATAATTATTAAATCCCTGTGAATTATCGTTTAAAGTCTCATCAAGATCTGCAGTAATTACTTCTTCTAATATATTAAATCCTATTTTATAACTAGGAGTATTAGTATACTGATCTAAAATAAGAGTTTCCTGAGAAACATTAACAAATTGTCCACGTACAAAATATACACCATTCTCTACATGAAAGGCAGATCCTTTTCCTGATGCATTTTGTGCTATAGTAGTTGCAAAAGGAGTGCCAATAGATATTGTACTATTTCCTAAAAGTCCTGAAGAAATAGTAATGTTGGATGTTAAATTTTCAGCATCAGAAAATATTTCTGTTTGATTGTTTGAAGTATTAGATCCTCTATAGTTTACATATAATGTAAGATTATTATTTTCCGAATCTTCAGAAGATAATACTTTATCAACCGTAGCAGTTACTCCAGAAGTTTGTCCTGTAATTGTAGAACCAACTAATTGATCAATATAAGCAGCGACAGGAACTCCTTGAAATTCATTATTTAATTGAATACAAGTGTATTGATTTGTGAATGAAGTATTACCTGGTATTACTTTAGCACCTTCTTTAAAAAAATGTTGACCAAATTTTTCAATTTGGTTCTGCAGCATAGATTGCAGCCCAGTTAATTCCCTTGCCTGTACAGGACGTCCAGGTTTAAATAGCACCCGATAATAATCATTAGCAGGATCAAAATCATCAAAATATGGTGATACGTTTAAATTCGTTAACTGGGGCATGATTTCTTAGAACTGCAAGATTATTTTAATGTCTTCCTTCTGAGTGGAGGATCTGGTGATAGATGGTCTATTATCAACATAAAGAATGTTTCCTGAATACTTTTTAACTTCAGGATTTCCAATTCCATTGGTAAACTCTTGACCTAAGTAATAGGTTCTATTATTTATTACGGTAGATACACCTGTAAAGGAAGTATCAATCGATAAATTAGATCCACTAGAAGGTACAATAGTTAACGCACCTCCTGTATCTGGAGATGAAGTAAATGCATTTAAATTAAATCCATAAGTAGGTTCAGTTACCGCAGCACCTACAGTGTTAAATCCTGCAAGTGCTTTGTCCTGCCAATACTTAAGAACACCTGTAGTTTGATCGTAACTAACTACTCTTCCCGCAGCAGTTGTTCCTGTTGCAATAGTCTGAGTAACATATGCATCAGCAGTAAATGTTGCACTACTATAACCAGCACCTGATAATCTTAAAGCACTACAAGCAGTTGCTTTATCTATTGATAATAATGATGTACTATCAAATGCTTGAGGATTACAAACAAGACCAACTCTAGCAATTTGGTTACCAGTTATAAAATCAGGATTTTCATTATCATTTTCAATTCTAGAATATAAAAGAACATTATAAGCACCAAGTTCTCTATAGATGTTTGATCCATGACCTCCAGAAGGTGAAATAATAACATCTAATACAGGTCTAGTAGTTCCAGTAGGAACACCACCAGCAACTAAATCTACACTACCATAAGTATATCCAGATCCTTGAGTAGAAACAGTAACATCAGAAACTTTAGATGAAGAATCTATTGTAATAGTGCATTCTGCACCAGATCCATTTCCTTTGATAGGAACTTTAGTGTACACCGCATCTGCAGTACCAATACCAACTCCTGCATTACTAACAGTTACAACTTTAATAGAACCATCAACAGCGTTATCTCTAACTGCAGCATTATCAGTGCTTGTTTCCCAATCAGATGGAACAGGAATATAATCTGTTGATTCAAATTTTACAATATCACTAGGTTTAATAGTGTAAAGGTATTTCCAAAGATATCCATCTCCACTAGTACCTGCACTTCTAGGTTCTAAATCTGTAAATGTTGGTTCATCTAAAGATGGTTTACCATTTGGATTATCAGGATCAGTACCATTTCTTAAACATTCATATATCCTATAATCACTATTCACTACAAAATAAGTTGCTGCATATAAATTAGTAGCACCTGAAACAGCAGCAGTATTAGTTCTACTATAATCATTACGATACATATCGTATGTGGTTCCTGAAGTCCATTTTCTTCTAGGAACTACTCTTCTTACATCTGAAGAATTAATCTTCTTCAGAGCAACCATTGTATCCCAATAACTATCCTCCTCTTCAAAATTGTCTTTTGGAGAAGGAGGATCACTATCCCAATCAGATTGTATATCAGTAGGATTAGGCAATCCAATGAAAGAATAATATGCGTTAGCAGTAGAAGTTACACCAGCAACAAAATTCTTTGCATTTAATATTCTAATCTGATCAGTTATAATAGCGGCCATTTTGATAGAATTTTTTTAGTTATTTATTAAGGATTGATAGACTATATATCCTTATACTCTTTGAATTTAAGAGGAGCATTTCTTTCTACAATTGTAGATGTGGTAATTCCACCAATTCCCCCCTCAGTATATGCAGTATAAGAATTTAATCCTGCTCTTGAAGTTAGATCAATTCTTCCCCAACTATATGTACCATAGGAGTTAGAAGTTTCAATTCCAGCACCTCCCCATGAGAAGTCACTAGTAATTGTAGCAAACACTCTAGCACAGTAAGTAGTTCCTATACCTACACCTGAACTATTAACAGAAGAAGGTCTATTAACAATTTCATATGTATTTACAGAATATACATTATCTATAAAGGATGTTCCTATTCCTACTGTATTAGAACCAGAATCCACAGATGTAATTGAAGTACTTGCATTACCTACATTAGATCCCCTAACAACAAATATATCATTAGTTCCAATTCCACTGATTGTAACAGCAGTTCCTGTAATAGCACCTTCTCTTAAGAATGAATCTTGAGGGATATAGAAATCAAAGATCATTTGATCCTTAGAACTAATAGTAGTAGTTCCAAATCCAACGATAACTCCTTGATCTCCACTATATGCACCTACTTGATTAATTTCTTCAACATAAGTTGGAGGACTTATAAGAACAGAAGGTACATTGGTATGAGTATATCCAACACCAGGACTTGTAATAGCAATACCCGTCACAGTTCCTGCAGCACTAATAGTTACATTACCAAATGCTTGGGTAGTAGTACCAACACCTACAGTAGAAGCAAAACTTACTGTAGCAGTAGTATATCCCACACCTCCATCTGTAATATCAACGGATGAAATAGTTCCTGCAGCAGATACAATTGCAGTTCCTGCAGCACCAACCTTTACTCCTTGATTTAAGAATTTAACTTTATTTTGGAAAGCAAGATCAGTAGTATCTTGTCTTTCATTTTGTGGATTAAATAAAGGTCTTAATTGATCCACATAAATTGTAGTTGATCCAATACCAACAGTCTTAGTAATATATCCAAATGGAGCGATTTGAGGTTCATATAACTCTCTATCCTTTCCTATTGGTTTTTCATTAATAATCTTATCTTCTGTTTGACGACACCATACTACAGGTCTTTCAAAACTTTCATCAGTAGTAGTTCCTGGACCATAATATGCGTTAGTGCTAACAATATCTGTAGAATCAACACTAAGAACCATTCTCTTATCTTCTTGGAGATAAGATGCTTGAGGATAATTACTCTCGATAGTTAAATTATCTCCAGTCTTAACTGTTTCAATAATTTCTCTAGCAACAACGTCTTGATCACCACTTCCTTTATAGAAGATTACTTTAGACGTATCATCCTTCTTAGGAGCTTCTGTGAAGGTAACTACGCTACCTCCATCGAAGGTATATGCTTTTCCAGGAACTTGAAGTATATCATTAATCCAAATAAGAATAACATCTTGAACATTAATTTGAGATCCTTTAGCAGATCTGATAGAAATTAAATCTCCATTATCACTTAATTGGAATGTTTTGGTCGAACCATCAAAATCATCATCCCAGTTATCAAGCATATCAAGAAGACCAATTGACCAACCAGTAAATTCATCACTAAATGTTTCATTAATATCAAGTAAGAATTCTTTGTAACCAGAAGTTGTTGGAATACCTGTTGTACCACCTATAGGAACCGTCAAACTTTCCCCATTTCCATAACCATATCCAGTCTCCTGAACAACGAATGATACAATACTTGATCCTTGTCCTACTACCACATCAATGGTTGCAGCAGTTCCAATTCCAGAAGAATTAGATGCATATTCTAAAGCAAGATTTGAATAAGACTCTGGATCATCAAATATAACATCTAGTGGTTTTTCTAAAGTTCCACCTCTATTGTAATAGTGAGCTAGAGTGGATATACCAGTATTTGTGATAAATGTCTTACTATCAATAACATCCAATACAGTAGCAGTGTTTGCTGCAGGATCAGTCTTACTTGCAGAATTGTTATTTGCTCTAGGAGCAATAATTGCTGCTTGGACAGATCCTAATCCAACATAGAAAGATTCTACAGTAGATATACCAATATTGACCTCAAACTGAGTAGTGCTATTAACCTTAGTTACTGGAGTTCCACCATAAGTAGGATCTGGTTTTCTAGGATAACGATGGGTAGTAGAATTACCATCCTTAGCACATGTAAAGGTTAAAGATTCAGTTGCTATCTTAATATTAGTACCAGTCTTTAAAGTATGAGATCCAATTGTCATGGTCATAATACCTGTTGTGGCATTATAATCAGCATCAGTTACACTATACTTAACAATAGTCGAAACACCTACATTAATACTGATTGTATCTGCAGTAGTTGTTGTAATTCCTAAAGCAGTACTAAATCCAGGATCGGTAGATCTTGGATACGTATGTAAGGAACAATAATCATCCATTGCACATCTAAAGGTCAAACTATCATTAGCTAACCTAATACTTGTTGATGTAGTTAAGGAATGAGAACCAATAGTAAGAGTAGAAATTCCACTATTAGCATCGTAAGTTGCATTAGATACATCAAAGTATACTAATGGAGATGCACCAACATTCACAGTAAATGTAGTATCTGTAGTTGCAGTAATTGCAGTATTACCGATACCAATAATTGGATCAGTAGATCTTGGATACTTCTTCTGACTTGAATTATTATCCATAGAACAAGTAAAGATTAAAGCACTTGTTCCAATACCTACCAGATTGTCAGTAGTATAAGTATGACCAGTTCCTATAGTTAATACCAACTCACCAGTTGAGGCAGTGTAAGATGCATCTGTAACAACCGTAGATCCAATACCTGCAATTGTAATAGTACCAACACCCACACTAACAAAGGTGTGTTCGTAGTCACCACCACTAATAACTGCACTACTTGCAGCACTTACAAATTGATGATTATAGTCTCCACCAACAATTACAGCACTTGTTCCAACACCTACAAAACTATGAGTATATTGATCAGCACGACCACTATAACCAACGTCCACTGTAATGGTCGTAGAATCGGTTGCAGCGATTGCAACGGAGGTATCATATGCTAAGTCCTGTCCACGAGGGTAATAGTGAGTAGAAGTACCTCCATCTAAACCACATGTAAATGCTAATCCAGTGAATACTACAACGCTTGTCTTACCACTTGTCTTGTAACCATGTGCAGTAGGAGTTGTAACAGTCATAATACCTGTCATAGTATTATAACCTACGGCACTAATTCCTAATCGTGGCGAATAATCACAAGTAAAGGCAATACCAGAAAGACTTACTTCATTACCTAATACTAATCCATGATCTTTTGCGGTTTTTATTGTAGTAATACCCGTCACAGAGTTATATCCTACATTAGCAATAGTTCTTGGTTTGTAGAATATGTGGGGATTAGTTACAGCAGTTCCTGTAATATATCCACCCTCAATAGTAGCAGTACCAATCGCAACAATATCTGTTCCTGTTAAACTTTCTTGCTGAATAGAAACATTAACTGTTTGGATTCCAGATCTATATCCAGAACCTGTGTTACCAATACTAATAGACTTAACTGTTCCCGAACAACCTACAATTGCTGTTCCACCTGCAGAAATTAATGGTTGATATCCAAATCCTTCACTAGATCCAACAGAAACAATTATTCCACCGAGAGGAAGATTGGAACCATTTGGATCTGAACTAATAGAAGTAGCAGTTCCTGTAAAGACAATAGAAGAAGCAGAACCTACTTGTGAGATTGTATAATCATAAGTACTTCCATTTCCTTGGAATATATCATTAACAAGAATTACTGTGTCAGTTTGAATTCCTGTAACATTTGCACCATTCGATTGTAATGCAAAAGTATTATCTATTCCATTAAACTTAGAGGAAACACTATCAAATACATAATTCTCTGTATATGCTTCATTTGAAGAATCAGTCTCTCCAGAACGCATGAATGTTCTTCCTTGGAAGTGAGAACCTGTTGCTATTCCTACCCAGTCTCTAGAATCGGGAGGATTAGTTGTACTACTTAAAGGAACATTACCATAAGGTGCTTCAGCAAAAGTTAATACATTATTAACAATATTATAATTACCAAAAATCTTAGTTACTAGAGCACCTGTATCAAATCCAGATAGAGTGCTTCCTAACCATTCTCTACGTACTCTTATAAAGTTAGTACTACCAATACCAATTCCTTCAATTTTCATTATCTCAGTTGTATTTCCTGATCCAACTCTAATTAAATCAGCACCAAAGAATGAATTAATTCCACTAAATTCTATAACATTATCTACAGCAAAAGCATTTTCAGAAAGAGTAGTAGTTACTGCCGTAGATACAACAGGAGATTGTATGATATTATCAAGAGCTAGAAGTGCCTTTGCATTCTGATTTTTAGCAATGAATAGGTGAGAAGTTCCAATACCTACACTAGTAATATCTACAGTCTCAGGAACGACGTTTAATGCCTTCTGTGCGGTCTCTGCTATCTTAAGTGTATCAGCATTAACCTTGACAATATAAAGCGTCTCTGGAAGGAATGTAGTTTCTCCAACACCAGCAAATCCATCTGTAGCTGCTATTCCAATACCAGAAGCTGCAGATCCAACATGTCTATATGTAACCTCCTCTCCAGTAACAAAGAAGTGATCTGGGATAGTAATGGTGTCATTAGCAACACTAACAATGTTGGCATCATTTGCTAAGAAATATCTTTCAAAGATATTCTTATTATCATGAGTTAAATTAAATGCCCTCTTAATATCTCTCTCAGTACCAAAGTACTCTTCAAGACCACTAGTAATTGTAGCATTAGTAAAGGTAATTTCATCTTTATTAGCAACAACATTCTTCAAGGCATTCATGCAAGTTTTAACTTCTACATCAATACTTGCATTTGGAGTAAAGACTAATGAAACAACTCCTGTATCACTATCAATTATACTTCCAATTGTTCCTAACCCTGAAGCATTATTAACAACGACATTTCCATATTCTGTATCATATGTCGTAACAGTTTCAGAAGGATCAGCAATATAATTATCAACCACTATAACTTCAGACATTTGATAGAAGTTATTAGTTGTGTCAGATACTTGAACTGTAAAGTATGCTGCATCATAATCATTACTATATTGTCCAATAGTAGTAATTCCAGGAGTACCAGAAGAAGAAATACTTGTTGCTCTTGCTACTATCTGAGCATGATTCATATCAACAGTAGCAATGCCAGAAGAGGACTCACTACTAATAGCAACCTGAATGGTATTAACTACACATGTCGTACCTATTCCTGCATTAGGAATAAAGTCAACTTTTAAATCTTTTCCTGAAATATAAGGATAGAAAGTTCCAAATCCTGGATCCGAATATGAACCCTGAGTTGTAGTTAATTCACCATACTCCAGTAGATCAACAGTAGATCCATCATGAATTACGTTGAGTTCGGTAAACTCCCATTCAGTTTTATTAAATCCTTCATCAGCAGCGATATCAGGAGTAATTTCAACTAGAACCTTAACAGAACGATATGTGCTTGCAATTCCTACAACTGTTGTCTGAGTTCCTGATGGAACTTTAACACTTGAAGTATTAATATCAGCAATACCTCCTAAAGCAGTGCTACCAATACCAAGATAATTATCATTTAAATTAAATGCCAAAGCAGTAATATCATAATCATTAACAGAAGATTTTGTAGGATAGAATAGTAATTTACCTTCTGACCCTGCAATTTGGAAATCAAATGAACCTTGATCATAAGCAGATTCAACTCTTCCATATTGATTCATATAACCAAATGTTCCATCATGAAGCAGAGTAACCAACATCAACTGTCTTTGTTGAGTATATCTCTTGTCTATAACATAAGTAATATATTTTTGTGCTCTTATATCATCTAATCTAAATGTATTAGCAACACTGTACTTGGTTGCTCTTGGATTACTATTGAAAGATCCACTCATATCATCAATAGAAAGAACACGGTTACCAACTGATTCTTGATAATCCATTAGTATTCTACTAGAGAATATTATTTCATCCGAGAAGAAAGTAGAACCAATATCACGGGAGTTTTCTGTTACTAAATCAAAATCATATACACAATTTAAATCACCAACACCAATAATATCTGTAACTATATCAATAGAAGTAAGTTCGGTGCTTAGACCCACTTTCATTTCAGTAGGATCAGTTAAATTTGATTCTAATTGATAATCAGAGAATTTTTTAAATCCTAAAGTATGATTTAAAGTGCTTACTGTATCATTCCATTTTTCTTCTTCAACTCTAGATCTTATTGCATAAGAGAAGTTTTGATAATAAAAACTATCTTGCAATCTTTGCATATTATAATTAAGAACACCAGAATCAGTTTGCCATCCATTATCTACCTTAGAAGTTGATTCCAAATCTAAGTTAGATTCAAAAGATCTTATAGATGATGCTATTCCTTGAGTTGTAGATGTTTCTCCTTTAATAATATCATTAACAATAAAATCTTTATTAGAAGAAACTTTTAATATTCCAATTTCAGAATTCCAAGACTCAACAGTACCAGAAACAGATCCAGATGTTACAGTTTCTCCTTCCAAGTAATCATTAGTTCCTAATTTTATATCAAATTGTGGGAAATACTTCTCAGGGATAATTCTTCCTGATGAATTATTAGCATCAAAGGTTCCTGGGAATGTTCCGTCATCAGGATACTCTGCAGACATACTATAACTAATGGTCGCTCCAATTCCACCAAGATTAGCATCAACTGCATTTACAGTGAATAACTTATAATCATGATCAGCAGAATTATATCCTTTACCTGTAGATCCTATACCAATACTCACATTCTCGATCATTACCTTATCACCCACTACAAATGGGAACATATCTGCAGTGCTAAATCCTACAGATAATTTAACAAAAGCATCTTTAGTAATAGTATTGAATCCAACAGTACTAATTCCAACACCATTACTATTTTGATAAGGAATTAATGTAGGATTATAAGATCTACTCATTCCTGTAGGATTCTTTAATATTGTTACATTAGTATCTCCTAAAGAATATTTGAGATCTGCATCAGTAATAATTTTCTTAGTTCTTCCATCACGAATAACAAGTTTTGGTGCAACTCCATATCCACGACCACCTGATGTTATTCCAATAAAGTCAAAAGAAGCAAGAGATACAATATCAATAATTTGAGGTAATAATGCACTTGGTTCTAGTGTAGAATCGGATGGGAAAGTATATCCAATGTCTTCAATTTTTGTAGTTTTTATTTTACCGATAGAAGTGCTTATTGGTTCGATAACAGCTCCACTACCTACCGCAGAAGTAATTGTTGTAATGCCAGGTAAGGAATAATAATTTGTACCACCATTCTTTACTTCAATGTCCTTTATGGTTCCATAAGCACTTGTTGATGTAGTGGTATACTCTACATCAGTTAGAGTTCCTGCATAAGATACTTGCTCTGGAGTTACTGCAGAGGTATAAGTAAATGATGTTGTAGAAGCAGTGGTAATCTTTTGGTTTCCATTATAAAGAGAAGCACTAGATATAACTTCATTATTAGAAATAACTTCTTTATCTACAATGATTTCTTTTTTAACTGTTGGAAGATTTGCTTCGTAAATAGGATCAAGACGATAATATAAAATTTCTGGAATATTTTTAGTTACTTCTAAAGTAACTTTTGCATCTGCAGTTATACCAACAGATCCTGTTCTAGTAACATTAAATCCTGTAGATTCTGGATCATTAACCCAAACATTAGTAAAATTACCATCAGTATAGAAATTCAATTCAAAAGCAGAGTATTGAGTTCCTTGAACTGTATATGCTAAAGAAGAATCGGAAAGATCAAACGAAACAGTAGAATCTTTATAAACATCTAAAGGAGGGTTAATTGGATTAATAACACCTGCAGATGTACTAGTGATACCAATAGTAATTGGTTTAGATAAAGTAGAATTGTAATAATTATTAGATAACTTAAATTTATTACTGTCAATTCTTACAACAAAATATATCCCATCAGACACTAAACCTTCTATAGGACTGTCAGATGTATAAATGACCTTTTGACCCGTTACAAACCCGTGTGAGGTCATTGTAAAGGTGTCTGTGGTGGTATTAACTCCAGCAGCAGTAAATGACTTAGGAGTTAAAATAAACCTTCTATTATAGTCATTATATTTACCTATGACTGTAGTAGAAATACCAGGATTTACATCAACAGTTACTTCATCATTATTAGTTAATCCATGAGAACTTGCAGCAGATACGGTTATTAGATTACGTGTCAGTTCTGCAGTAAGAGGTGTATAGTTTGTTTTAAGACTATGATAAACTCCAGTACCAATACCTGTTCCTACAGGATTACCTGCAAAGAATAAAGTACTAGAACTTTGATGAGTGCTTGCTATTCCAACAAAATTACCTGTTGTACCTAAACCAACTCTAACAGTGGATAATCCAATTAAATCGCTATCTATTCTAGCAACAAATAAAGTATCTCCATCAGATAATGTTGTTATTCCACTAGGATATGAAGCACCTTCTTCTAAGACTACAATACCACTTCCAGTATTTGGAGAATATGTTAATTCATCACCAGTATTTAAATCATGTCCTGGAATATAAAGTGCCTTTGTTTGTATAAAGATTTCGCTGATTCCTGCACCTGGATTTGAGAAAGATAAAGTAGTCCCAATACCAACACCAGCAGTTGTACCTAATCCAACTGTTTCCGTGGGATTAAAGTAAATTTGTCTATTCCTATTAGAGGAATAGGTTGTCTTAAATCCTGCATTAACCGTTAATCTACGTTGATCCTGAAAGAAGAACGAACTAACTGTATGTGCAGCAGAAACTGTTCCACTAGCTGTTCTTAATATTCTAATTCTAGAACGTTCTCTATCTACATTTAAAACCTTTACCCTTTCTGTACCAATTCCTAAAATATCATTAGCAGCAATAGAAGGATATGATAGATTTCCATTAACACTAACATAAGTGACTAATCCTGTTACTCCATCCGTTCCTATTCCAGAGGATGTGGTTCCAACACCAGTTACTACAAAACGGTCACTTCTTACTCCAACATTATAGAATCCTTCAATCTTAGATGAAGTGGTTGATAATCCAGATACAACAATACCATCTAAATTCTTATAATTATGAGGGTTGTCTGAAACAAAAAGATAAGTTCCATTTTTCTCACTAGGATAAACTTCAACACCACTAATAGAACTTGTAGCAACACTTATAGTATCAATTGCCTTTCCTTCAATAACAGAGACTTTTGCAACCAAACCTCTTCCTGAAGTATCATCATTATCAAAATTAATACCATCTCCAACATTATATAAAATTCCTCCAGTTTCAATTCCAATTTTTTCAACTGAACCTGGACTTACTGATTTAATATCAATGGTTTGAGATAAATCATCAGGAATGTACACATAATCATATTGTGTTTTTCCTTCAATTAAATTGTAAGAAGTAGTATTTCTTTTCCATCCAGAATTCTGTAAATCTATATTAGTTTGATTTGATAAATTTTTAAAGTTAAAATCATTAGGAATTGATCTATAATTTTCACCAATTAAATACGGAAATACTGGTTTTTTATATCTGTCAAAAGGACCAGAACTTTCTGTAGCACCTGAATCGATTGTAGTAAAATATGCATAAGTTCCATTTGGATATTGAGGAGTTACGCAGAATCTTCCATTATTCTCATCAAGAATAGTTTCATCACTTACTTTATTATAAGAAAAATCTTCTACAAAAAATCCTTCAGGGAAATTTGAAACAGGGGGTCTTTGAGATTGTAAATCAAGTGAATAACCCGATTTCATTTGAGTTATTATTCCACCTGATTTTTTCACATATCCATATGGACCATAAATTGGATTACCATCATATGCCCATCCAATAATAGGAGAGTGTTGATCAGAAGCAACCTCTAACCCATCAAGTCTCTTTAAATCTTTGTCTCCATATAAAGACTGACCTTCCTGGTTAGTTGCAAATACAGACTCTCTGAGTGCTCTAGGTGCATACAAATGAGAATATTGAAGACCATATCCTGTATTAAATTCATGAGCAATATATCCATCATCTCCTGTAACATTATCAAAATTTCTTTCAAATAAATTAACTCTCCAACTTTGAAGAATAGGTTTTATATTAACTCCAGATCCAGGAAAATCAATAGAAATAGTAGTAGATGCTTGATCATACCCATTCCCACCATGAATAACTTTTACATCAGTAATTTCATTATTCTCAAAGACTGGAGTAATTACAGCACCGATACCATCACCTGATATAGTTAAAGTAGGTGCAGCATTATATTTCTGACCTTTACTCATTATTACAACTTCAGTAATAGATCCATTAACTACGACTGGTTGTAACTGAGCTTCTTTTCCTGATACTAACGTAACTTGAGGTTCTCTGTTGAAGTTAATAATTTCAGAAGATCCATAACCCACACCTTGATCTATGAGGTGTATGGAAGTTATTTCTCCTCGGAATATTGGTTGAACCTTACATTCAAATGTTTCGGTTCCTACAGATGATATTCCAACTTCTCCTACTACTTTTACAGAAATTGAAGGATAATTAAATGTATGAGTTCCTACTCCTGCTGATGTAAAATCAATATATTGCTTATTATCATAATAGAAGGATTTAGATGTTGATCCGACACCTACTTGAGATAATTTAAAATTATTATTATCTACTGAAGTAATATAATACTGAGTATCTGTAGAAAGTCCACCAATCACAGTATCTGAAGATTCTATGTAATTAACTATTTGACCAGATTTATAATCATTCCTTGTAATAGTAATTTCATTAGAAGCAGTGCTTATTCCTGAACTTAAAGCAGTTCTCTTCTTATTTTCATATCCAGATCCTGAAGAAACAACAGTAATACTATCTACAATTGTTTTTTTATTAATTGTATTAATAAATTGCTTTCCTATACCAAATGAAGTAAATTCAACAGTATTAATACCAGAAATTGCATCTACTTGAGTAGGGAAAAGTTTAGCACTTGTCAATCCTACATTAGAAACAAAATATGTCGAATCTGTGCCTAATCCTCCAACATTTTGTTGACCCTCATTCTTATATACGACTTCTTCAAAATTACTAAACTTATGATATGTTCCAAATCCAATTTCATAAGAATTATACGCATCAGTACCTAAACCAATATCAGATTGGGAATTAAAGGAAACTGAATGAACAATGTCCTTCATATTTGCAGAAGCACGAGCTCCTATTCCATTCCCACCTTCAATGTTTACAACTGGAGTGTTTTGATAATTAAATCCAGAATCTAAAAGTCTAATTTCTTTAAGACTACCAGAAACTGCTACACATCCAGTAGCACCTACTCCAATAGTGTCACTAATATTTAAAAGAGGAGGATTGATGATATCATAATCACTACCTGTAGCATTAACATCAATTTTTTCAATTTTTCCATAATGAACAAAATTTCTTGATTTATAATTACAAATTTGAACTCCATTTATAAGAATTCCAGTAAATCCTGGTTCTGTAGATGTTACATTTCCATCATTTTCAGGATCAGCAATTTCTCTCAATATTTGCTGAGATTCTAGAGTTTTAAACTTAAAATCATTTGGTATAAACTTACAATTGGTTACAGAAATAGAATTATCAATAGAAACAAAAGTTTCATTAAAAAGATCAACTCTACTCTTTGATATTTTTACATTATTTTCATCAATTCTATAAATGAAAAATAATCCTTCATTTGGAGGAATTCTACCTTCAACATTTTCACCATTTGCCTCTCCAGTAACAATATAATCAATATCTCCAGCGAATAAAGAAGAATTAACTTTTAGTCCCGTTTTTTTATTACCTACAGAATCAAAATACTCATAATTAACTTTTTCTGGAATATAATATACCTCATCTCCACTGTAGAAACCATGATCACCTATTGGTTTTATATTAAATTCACTTCCTTGAAATGTACCAGTAAATTTAACTGTTTGACCAAAAACATTAAGAGGTTGACCATTATATGTGGGTAATGAAGGAGAAGCAACTAAAAGAGTATCTTCTTTCTTATAAACATTTTGAACATTAGTGTTATAAATGGAACTTTCAGGAAAACTATTAGAATCTGCACTTAATAAATTACGTTTAAGTGTAAACGTCTTTGCAGAATCTAAACTTCCTTGACCTCTTACAATTATAGACTTACTAGAGTCTATATTAATAATACTTGTTATTTTTTCAACATTTGTATCATCTATTATGGTAGCATTATCACCAAATCTAAAACAATGGTCTACATTTAAATTAAATTTATAAGTATCATCAGAAGAATCGATTAATTCGATACTTTTAACATTATAAGTTGGAGAAATATTATAAAACCAATTTTTTGCTTTAAATTCATTATCAGAAATACCTAAAGTTTTTAATTTAACAGTATCTCCTGCAGAATAGTAATAAGTATTATCAGAATAATTAAATTTGCTTAATACAGAGTTAATTCTGACAGTTATAGTTTCATTTTGATTTAGATTTGATTGTCCATATGCAAAAGTGTTAATTCCGATAGTTGTAGCATCTGCAATATCTAATGATAACGTATTAACACCAAAAAACTGTGTAGATGATTTAGAAGTATAAGAAACAATTCCTGTGGTTCCATCAGTGTAAGGAATATATAAATCTCCCCCAGTCGCAGCAAATCCTACAGTAGAATCTACATTAAGAACCGTAGATCCTGCTGATACTGCACCAATTACTCTAGTTGTTGGTTGAACATTAAAATCTCCGTAAATTGCACCATCAACTCTAATGTCTCTATTATAACCTGCATCAATACTAAGTTTATAATACGTCTGTCCATAACCAACATCAATTGGTTTAACATCTGTTATGGGTGCATATGCTTTATTAATATCTTTCCCATAAGGTTGTTGAAATAAAGTAGATTCTGCAAGATTTTTAGGATCTCCACTAATAGCCTCTACTACTAAATCATCAGTAACCCTCCAGTGAGCATTAGAAGGTGTAAAAAGAAAATCTCTTGGTCTAACTATACTTACATCTTCATTATATAAAGCTTTAAATAATATTTCAAATGATTTATCACTACCCTTGCTTAAATAGAAATCTTTTGATTGTTTAATAAAAATATTTTGATCTAAATCGCTATGAAGATCTCTAGTATCCAATCCAGGAGTGAATTGACGTTTTACTTTTGTTAAAAATTTCTCAAGGAATAAATTACTTAAATTAGTAATTGTAGATCCAGATTCATGAGTCTCAATACTAGTATTTTCAAAAACTAACTCATCAGTAGTTCCCTTTTTCTCATAGGAGGTAACTCCACTAAATCCTCTTACACATCCAGTAAACTTTGAATCAGTTTTTTCAGTATATGTGATAATTTCATCATCAATCTTCAATAACCCATAAGTATCTGGAAACCCCTTTGTTCCTTGAGGGGATTCAACTAAATCAATAGTAACTTCATTTTCACTATAACCTAAACTAGTACCTAGTATTACAGAATGAGTAAGATTAGTGAGTTTACTAACTTTGATATATTGATCAATATTTTGAATAAGATCTAAAGGACCACTTTGATACTCTTGACCTTGATAATAACTTTTTAAGAATTCGGCAACTAAAGGAAATTCATCCTGAACGTAATCAGGAAGTTGATTTTGAACAATGTTGCTAAACTTGACTCTGTTTTGGGGCATTTTATGATCTTACTAGGTTCCCGTTATGATAACTAGATGTTACGGTATAATTTGATGCTGCTGGATCTAATCCTGAAGCAATATCGTCAACAATCATTTCAAAATTACTGTTACTAGTATCTAGTTGCAAATAAAGATCCTGTAATCCAATCACATCATTAGATTTAGGACATGCTGATAACTCAATGATAGTTTGACCATCTTTTAACTTACCAGATATAATATTGACAGGATTTAAAGTAATAATTCCACTCTTATAGTTGATAGTTCCAACATTCCTTCTAACAATAGTAGGTGATGTAGAATTAGGAGAGGGAAGAGTAAAGAAAAAGATTGATCCTGATTCTCTATTAGAATTTGGAATATCTGATAAGTAGATATCTTGGGAAATGCCACTTATACGGAATGAAGTAGATTTAATGTTATATCCACTCATACTCTTGATATAAAATTCATTACCAAATCCAATTTGGTACTCCGCAAAACTATTTAATGCTGCTCTCATATCCCTTCTCATCTGTAGAGTTGTGATATTAGATGTAATGGCAACATCACTCTCATCAATAACTTTTAAGAATTTACTATACTTAAATCTTGCACCATATCTATTTAATTCAGTTGAATCTGCGTATGTTTCGACATTTTCTTGAACTAATGTAGAAACATATTCTCCAGAAGGTGCTAAATTGGTGTTATAATAGATTTTAGAGTCAATTTCTATATAAAGATACTTTAAATCAAGAATTTCTGGAACAATTCCAGCAACAGCATACTTTTTAAGTTTAGTTTTAATATTTTCTTTAATTAAATTAGGTAAAAAATCACCTGTTCGAGGTTTTATGCTAATAAAGACCTTTCCATACTGAGGAGGAATTAATTCTTCACCTCCAAACACAGAAATTGACTCAGATTCAGGATAAATTTTGTTTGGAATCAAAGTTTCATAGTCACTTGCACTAACTGCTCTATTTTGAGACGAATAAATTCGTGGTGCAAACTTTTTAATTGATTCTACACTCTCAATAGTCTCTCCACCCGAAGATCTAAGGTCTGTACTCAATAAAGAAACACCAGAAGATACTGAATATGATTGAGAATTCCTAATGTAAGATAAACTTCCTGCAAAAGTAAAGTTACTAATGCCATTTGCTCCTTCACCATCAGTTATAATGTATTCTGCTGTAATATAATTACTTTCTTCTAACTTTTTACCAAAAATATTATCCCCAAAGAACAATTCATATCTCTCATCTTCTACTTCTTGAAGAAAATATACTTTAGATTCGCTAGTAATGTCAAAAAGACTATCTTGAGCACTATATTTTGTACCTGTAGTAGCAAATACATTATTTTTTACAGTTACAGTCATCAAAGATGTATCAATTCCTGTATTTTGAAGTGTAAATTTCTGATTTGGGTTAATTGAAGTAAAAGTAAATGCACTTGTTACTAAAGTTCCCTCTGAAATCTTAATATTATTGAAGTTTGCAGTTGCTGTACCTTCAGAATCAGTATTAACAGGTACTGTAATATCCTCTAGGATACTAAACATATAAGAATTTGACCCCACTGACCCCGCAGTTGCTGCCACAGGACCTTTACTTAGGGTTATAGTCGCAGGAGCAGGAGTAACACCTGTCAAATCAACGAAGAAACTAATAGTTGCTGTAGATGCAGTTCTAGATCTTGGGTTATAACCAATGTTTCGTGCTAATGCTACTACATTTTCCCGTAGAGTAGCACTATCAATGAATACTTCATTGGTTACCATGTTGGCATTGTATGAAGTAATGTAGGTATTGTATGCTAATACGTCTAAAATTGATGATAAATTAGATCCTTCAAAGTCATAATCCGTAAAATTGGAGTTTGACCTAAGGTAATCTTTAAGAGAAGTCTTAACCTCATCAAAATCGAGGTTAGAAAAATTAACTAACGGCATCTTATCGAGTTGATTGTAAGGCGAATTGTAATTCTTGTGGAGCTACGTCTGCTCCTACGATGTCATATGTAATAGTTGCATCAAATGAAGCATTATCATTGTCTGCTACTATAGTAACACGAGTTAAATTAACTCTAGGTTCATAGTTAGTAATAGAAAATTCAATTTCTTCTTGAATTTGAGATGCTGTTATGTCATCTACGTTCTCAAAAAGTAATCTTGATACCTTTGAACCAAAATCTGGTTGAAAAAACTTTTCACCTGGATAGGTCATCACAATATTTCTTACAGAACGAGCAATTGCATTAGCATTTTTCAGACCAATAAGGTCATCATTCAGTGGATTAGACTGAAAGGTCATACTAAGATCCTTAAATCCTCTACTAACTCGTTCTATAGGCATAAATTTTTCTAATATTTAGAATTATAATTTATTTATTAAGGATTTTTAACCAATTATTTGAGTTTGGTCGTCATAATCCAAACCTTCATAAAAATCTGCGTCTTCTAA